ATTAATGGGTATTACCCCGTAGTCTACTTATAATCGGTAGACTACCCGGAAAATCTCTAACAAGAGGTTTTGTAATTTTTGCCCCTTTATCATCATATGATCTATAAAGGGCCATTTATAGGTAGTACCTATAAGGTAAACCTTCCACCTAAGTTCGAAGGTCCAAGATAAAACCAAATTAAGAGTCTATTTTATAAAAAATAATTTAATGAATAGAAACTTATATAACATAACAGTTAAGCTATGTAATATAATCTATCCAACTCTTAATCCAGTAGATTATCTGAACCCCTATTTTAAGTTATTAAATAATCTTTTAGATAATCAAGGTCTTATAAAGACAGTGAAATACCTAAAAGTTTGTAGATTACATTGTACTAGGTACATATGTGGATCTCCATTATTATTTAATAAACTTAAAATAGGTTTAGATACCGAGGGGTGACCAAAACAATTAAGTTTTCTTAAACCTTTAACTAAAGGTTCTCTTGAAGAAAAGAAGTTATTAATGACTATCTTAACTTTAAGTAGAACCCTTGAAGCTAAAGGTAAAGAAAAACTTAAAATCAAACCTGATTACGATTCTATAACAAAGCCAAGTAAAGTATTAAAAATAATACCTACTGGTTTTATTAAAGAATTCGTAAGGACCTATAATCTTAAGATGTCAAAACCTGAATTTGATATAAAATCAATTTATATATCAAACAAGGCTGGACCAAATGGAAAAGCAACAAAGACTGCTTACAGTTCTTTGTTATCTTATTCATATGATCTTATGGCATCTATATTTAAGATTACAGATCAAAAGGGTATTGATTATTTCCAAGATCAATATAACTATGCTTGAGAGAAGGGTTTCCCTTCTCAAAAGCTAGGTAAACTTTCATTTATTTATGATCCTGAATGTAAATTAAGGATAGTTGCTATAGTTGATTACTATACACAACTTTTCCTTAAACCTATACATGAAAAGATTTTTAGTAAACTAAAGAATCTTCCATGTGATAGGACTTTTACACAGGATCCAACAAATAAATGAAAGGATGATGGAAATATGTTTTGATCTATAGACCTGTCATCAGCTACTGATAGATTTCCGATTTCATTACAAAGACGACTTCTAGAGATAGCAATATCTAAAGAAGTTGCCGATGGATGAAATCATATTCTATCAACAAGAAAATTTGAAACTCCAGAGGGTAATCTTATTTCTTACGAAGTAGGACAACCAATGGGTTCATATTCTTCTTGAGCTGCCTTTACACTAACACACCACTTAGTTGTGCACTGATGTGCAAAACTAAATGGTATAAATAATTTTTCAGATTATATACTTCTTGGTGACGATATCGTCATAAAAAACGATAAAGTTGCCAAAACTTATATGAAATGAATGAATTATTTAGGTGTTGAACTATCTGATAGTAAGACACATGTATCGAAAGATACATATGAATTTGCTAAAAGATGATTCTGTAAAGGAAGAGAATTT